GTGTAGTCAGTAGGCATATGATATCTCCTATATAATTATTATACCCAGTCTAAATTCTTGGGAACGTATGATGAAATCTTCGCTCTAATATCTTTACTTATCTTATTGATAGGACTGACAGTCTTTCCTGGTTGCTTGATGTAAACATAGTTAGCATCAACTATATACGAACCACCCTTATCAGATCCCAATACCTTTGTATCAACTCCTACCTTATTGAACGCTAACACTATAGCACCATCCATATACTTTGTCAACCCAGTTCCCATTTTTATTATGTCAAGCATAGTCTGTGAAGCACCACGATGCGTCCCAATAAGTATTTCAACAGGCACTTGCCGTGGTCTCATCTTATTCTGAACCTTAGCAACCTCAATATCATTGACAGTCCAAACAATGTGAATGTTCTCTTTCTTATATCCTATCGCAGATACCTGTCTTGTAATGTTAGATAACTTATTCAAGTCCTTCAACGTGCTATCAAAGATAATGTTTGGCTTACGATCAGCAGGCGCAGTAAGAACAGACGCATAGAACGCAGCCTGTTTCCTATTTGGTAGATTGAGAACATCAGCTATAATATCATGCATCTTTCCTACATTATTAGGATCACGCATATTACTCGCAAGAGCAGCTAAGTCGGTACCAGTCTCACTCTTGACCTTCGATACAATCTTAGGCGACTTCGCAGCCATCATCTTGAGTTCATCAACATCAAAGACCTTACCCTCAAGACCTAGTAACTTGTCCTTGACAAACCCCTTACCCGAACCAGCACCACCAGCAAGAATAACAACATGACCAGATGATGGGTACGCTTTACCACCAAATGTAATAAGAGCCTCCATAATACTATTATACGACTCAGACAATGATTCAAACACATATAGATCATCATCTTCCTGTGTTTCAATGATATGTTTTGTAAAAGACTTCATCGGGTATTCCTTTATTCTTATTTATACTAGTTCCACTTATAAAAGATATGTGAATCTATCTGAGTCACTTTCTCAAGACTGTCTGCCCAGTATGGAGTCACATAGTCTGCGTGATAGTGCGTAGCACCCTCTGTAATATCTATCTTAGGTATCGCACTATCTATAACCATTGTAGCTAGTATGTATAAATCTGCATATAGCTTACTATTACTAATATGATCAGACTTACCATCACAGTGCCAACTAAAGGCACAACTCTTCTTATTACCTTGCTTTATTACTCCACATATAGTATTAGGATATCTCTTATCATCCACTCTATTCAATACTACATACATAACAGCTAATTGACCAGCTACTGATTGATTCTTTGCTTCATGATAACTATTGACTGCTAAACATACCTTCTCCCATCTGAGACCTTCTTGCTTGTCTTTATGTGTGAGTTCAGATATAAATACTGGTGGACCATACAAGTTTATTACAAGACTCATCAATAATGCTTTTATCATATTAGTGTATCCTTATTAGTATTGCAAAGTGTTAATATTATTATACACCATTATGATACACCTGTCAACCCCTAATTATGGTTCGTAATGATTATAATCGCTACTGGCGTGTTCACTCAACACTCCCTCAAGATGATCCAGTTTAGATTGTAACCTAGCCATCTCTAGTTCAATATCTCGCTGTCGAGCAAGAGCGCCCATCACTAATTCACGAGGAATAAAGTTGCCAACACTGACTTCAATATCCTCAATTTGATTCGTCAATATCTCGCTACGATGTTCGTTGAACGTAACCCGTTCTGTCAAGTTGAAATAGCCCGTAGCTGTTAGACCAACAGCTACAAGAAGTGCTATCAAATTCTTTAAAGGTATAGTGAATTTTGAATCTTCACTCATTTCTATAGACATAAGATGCTCCCACGCAATAACTTGTTCGTCGTATTTATAAAAAAAAGAGTGTCAAAGACACCCTTTCTTCTTAGAACAAGTTTTGTATAGCTTATATGTCTTCTTCGTCTTCCTCATACTCCACAGATATATAACCAGATATCACAAGACCTGACATTATTGTAGTAACTATATTGAGAACCACAAAGGGCAGTATGAAAATAGCCACATACTCATATTCCATCAGATAAAGAGTGAACATTGATGTTATAAAGAGAACCACTGACTGGATCGATTCATGTAATCCATCGGTCTTTACATTAGACTCAACAAGCCCTAGAAGTAACTTACCGCATAGATAATAGAATGTTACAGAGTAGATTAGCATCAAGACTACAAGAGCCTCAATACTATGAGGCGTGAGAGTTAGCGTTGAAGCCAGTATGGCTAGATGTAAGTATCGCATAGTCTCTCCTTTGTAAGAAAGGGGTGACAGAAGCCACCCCGTTTATTTAGGCGTCAGCCATATCTAATGCTGTCTCAAGAGCCTTTACCTTGAGCCGTTGGTTAGCACCATACCATGATGACTGCATACGAGTGTCAGCAGCCCGACCCATTTCGTGATCAGCCAGATATGTTACTGCGTTGAAAGCAGACCACCACGATCCTTCAGCAAACTCAGCACCAGGTTGTTCGTGAAGAACCTCTAGAGCCCGTTCACCAGTGCGTGACAGCTTACCCTCTTTCTTAGAGCCACCCAGAAGAGTTCCAAAGTATTCTTTGATAGTGTCTTCTGTTGTGCGGCGTGATCCAAGAAACTCAGCCATATCTTTATACTGGCTCATCTTGAAGTGTGCTACACCCATCATCTCTTTGACACGATCAGCATTGAACTCTGAACGGTGATTCACCTTCACGGCGTTCTGTGCTTTCAGCTTGAGAGACATAGATAATGTATTGTTACACACAACACGAATTGGTGTAAAGCGAATGTCGATTGACTTGCCATACTGGTGTGGGTTAGAGAAGAGCATATAAGACTCAACCTTGTCACCACCAAAGAGTTCGAAGTCGTCGTCAACTTTAGCAAGCGCCCAGATTATTTCGCCTTCTTTCAACGAACCAGCGGTATGCATTTCCATCTGACCACGATCACAAAACTCAGCAAAGAAGTCGAAGGCTTCGCTGTTTTGAACTGGGTGCCAGTTCTTTCCAACATTCGTAAGAACACGACCATCTGTCTTGCGAACAAGAGACTTCTGACCAGTAGAGATGTTATCGCCATTGTAACGAATAAACGCTTCGTGCTCTTCAACTTCCCAGTCAAGTCCAGCAGCGACCATCATCTCAGTAGGTGATGCGCCCTTCTCTAGCGGAACACCCAGCCCATGCCAAGGAACTCCACCATCGACGGTGTAAGCCATTTGGGCCTTTCCGTCTACCATTTCTAACTCATGTGCCATTTTTTCTCCTAACAGCGATTCTATTTACTCTTACATTATAGTTGTTTTCACAACAAAAGTCAACCCCTAATCAGTAGTGGGCTGGAAATAATTCTTCAAAAACATTCGATGGTCCATAAGTAGAGAATAAACCAGCGATATTCTGTGAGCCTTTATAGTCCCAGATGGCGCACTTCTCGCCATTCACGGTGAACTGCCACGAGTTTGTAACCTTGTCACAATCGTCTAAGCAATCGCCCTCAAACCCTAGAATATTACTTATAGTAGTAGCATTGATATCAATCAATGATCCTTGCTTGTAAGTTCCTGTGAACTCATCTTTTACGATATTTAGCAACAGCCTGCGCCTCCTGCGGTCATCAATCCCCAAAATGTAATTGCGATACCCGTACCCATTACAAGGGAATATATTATAATCAATAGGAAAATAAGTCCCAAAAATCTCAACATATGAATTGTCCTTATTAGTTATTGCGATTCGATCTACTCTTATACAATAGCATATATGAATGGGCTTGTCAAGAGGTATATTAAAATAATATCCTTTTTTCTACCTCATCCTTGAATATCGCTATTATGTCTTTTGTAAATGTCGATCCAATCTTCCACTTAGTTCGAACATACCCACGGTTCTTATTAGGTCCTTGACTATAGCAACCGATGTAATAATCATGATGATCCCATCCTTCGCTATCCTCATATACAGTATCAATCAATAGATACCCTTGATACTTCTGTATTATCTCTACGTCAGGTCCTTCTTCTAACAACATTAGTTGTCCTCCCAATATATACGATTCGGCTCAATAAAGCCATGAACAAACCAAGCCACTCCGAAGTGAGGGCTACCCTTGCCAGTGAAATCTATTCTGTTGTTATACACGATAGCAGACATACCATTCATCATAAACATACCACCACGCTTCTTCCCTTGAAAAGATGCGACAGGTAGCAATAAAGCAAATGGTTTACCGAGTGAGTAGCAATGCTCTATAAACTTATCTTTGATAGAATATGGTGGATTTGTAACAATACCATCGAAGACATCATCAGCGCTACAATCGAAAAAGTCTTTCTCATTAGAACTTACGATAGAGTAATCGTGTGATCTAAACCCCTTTAGGATGTTTGAACTCTTGCCGCTCGTTGCTTCGTAATATGTCTTATCTTTGTCGAGATACTTGAGTAGTGGTGCTACTTGACCCGATGGCGTATAGCACTCATCACTCTCAGCATTGCGACCTATGTTTCTCAGACTATCAAGCAGCAATTTGAAACCACTCTGGTACGGGACGCTTAGTCCACACCATATTGAACCGTGCTTGCTTTGTCTGATAAAAAGCACGATACGATTGAACCACATCGTCTGACATACACTCAGGATTAGCTTTCATTGCGAGTGGTTGCTTAGTGAGAGGGCCAGCAGGAATATTAGTAGGAGACACACAAAGAGTCTGACCTAGCTTAGTGTCTGTTAGATGCTTCTTGCCGTAGCGATACTTATACTCATCACAAAGGGCTACAAAGTGCGTGTAGTGCCAAACATAGTTACCATGCGTCTCCATAGTCCATACAGTGCATGGGTGATGGAAGTGAACAGCCTTGTATAAAGCACCTTCTAGATACCCGTCAGAGTGAGTGTAGTAGGGCACCATACGCTTGCCCGACTTGGATGGGCGTTTACTCTCAACACCATCCAACATACGGTGCGCAGTTGAAAGCATCTGGGCGCTCTCCAATAACATTTTAACAATATGCTTATCGCATTGCAATTGTGCCGATAACACTGGTGACTCGTCTAATATAAAAATATTCATAACAACCTCACTTGATTCGTAGCATCATAACATATAAAGAATATGTTGTCAATACTATTTATCATAGTCCACGATATAAGCGCCTTCAGTGGATTGGAGTGCGGTCAGAATATCGCTGAACATTCTGTGGCTCATACAGATCACATCTGGTGGCGACTCTTCATTTTCTGGATACTGGCGAAAGAATACGCCAGCATCATCTATCACCATCTCAACATCTGTGTAATCATCGTCCTCATCAAGGATTGTTGTGACAGTGTGGTCAAATTCTATTTCATTTGTAAACATCTTATTCGACCGCTTCCAATTCAAAATTATGAAGACGATTCTTTTTCTCTGAGAGAAGCCGTTCGACCGCACAGAGCGCTGAATACTTCTCATCAGACGCACCTTCATTCATAGCAATTATAAGATTCTCAAGAACCTCAATATCACGAGCCATATCAACCATCATGTAACTCCATTTCAACTTTTTGAACTTTAGTGAACCCGACCATAGCGACCTTGTATTCAGTGCCATTTATATCAAGACGATCTCCTGTCATTGAACTGCGTAAGCCCATTGGCAGACCTGTTCGTTTAGAGACTGGGAGTTCTTCAAGCACTGTAACGTTATCGTTAGCATCGCTACCGATCTTCAATGACCAAGAGCCATCAACATTATTTGTATAACGCCAAGCATACTCTAGACAATCATCTATAGTGCCAGATAAAGAAATCTCTTCAGGAACATTTACCTCTGCTACTGGTGTATAACCTAACACCTTACCTGACTGAGAATCAAACTTCGCATGGTTGACTGTAATTTTCATAATAACTCTCTTTCTCTATTATATAAGACTATACTAGCATAGATTCGTTAGGATGTCAAGTGCTAATCCTCATCAATTTCGGAAAACGTGAACAGACACATTTCTTGCTCACGCATATGATCCAGTTCCTCATCAGTGAGTGAGTATGGCGAATGTTCAACTTGATACAAGACCCGCCTGTGAACCTCCTCATAGATAAAGTCAGAAGCCTCATAGTGATCATCAAAGATCAAAACTTCTGGATTAGGATCCAAGCTATCAATAGCCGCTACAACTTTATACTTCATCATTTCCCTCTTTCACATGAACAAAAAGACTCATCGGTGCTACACCAAGACCGATCTTCGTCCGAGATACACAATAGTCATTATATGTTTGATATTGACACATCGGGAGAAGCGATGAGAAGCCACTGGCTACTACCCCTTGCTCTTCAGATGTATTTTTACAATTAGACATTCTATACTCCATGATTCGTTCTACTTTTATATCATAGCAGGTATGAATTAGTTTGTCAAGAGGCTATAGAGCAATCAGAATACATATGAACATATCCCCAACACTCTTTGTCAAATTTCTTACGAACAGACTTCGCTTGGTCATAAGATAGACCAACCCACTTCTGTTTATTCAACCCACCAAGTGGATCGAATGATGCTTCAACAGTATACATTTTAGTATCGTCTTGTGTGTTCTGAGTAGTCATAGTATAGTCTCCTATTTGAAGTAATGGGTCTGAGAATAACTCATCTAAGTGGGTGTATTCTTTCGTCATAACATTCTCTCCTAATTGATTCGATCTACTCTTATACTATAGCATGAGTAAAGGGATCTGTCAAGAGGAAAGTTTGGATTATATACCCTTTATTCGAAGATAATTTTCTCTTACTCGAAACAAGTTTTCTAGGTAGTTATGTGTAAGACCAGTAAAGACCTGAGGCTCACTTCCGTCTACTGCTACTATGATAGCAAACTTCTTGATAGCAAGACCTGTCCTCTCAAAAAAAGCTGCGGCATAGAATGACGCTTGCGTGAAGTAGTTAGTGATCCACTCCTCTTTCTTTGGCTTACGAGATGTCTTGAAGTCGATGATAGTGAGTTCGTTATCAAACTCGGCGATACAGTCAACACGTCCCGCTATGCGAAACTTATCACTATACAGCGGTACCTCTTGGGCCCAGATGTTATCGACTCGTTTATCCAGTATAGGCTTGATCTGATTGAACGCAAATAGATTCGAAGGCATAGCGCCCTTACTCCACGTTGCGCTGTTATTCAGATAGTCTTCAGCCAGTTGGTGAACCGCAGTACCCCTTGTCGCTGCTTGAGTGCTTATCTTATTGGCTTCTTCCTCACCAACCCTCTTACGCCATGCTATTATTCCAGCAATGCTTTCAAGACCAAGAACTGTAGTTATTGAAGGGTACTTCTCACCCTCAGGTGTCTTATAAGTTCTACCAGTTGATAAAGTCTCGCACTCTAGTTCAGGTAATACCTGAGTTTCTTCTATATGGGTAAACATAATATATTCCTTTCTATAGATCATCATCTCCACGAAATTTCAGTTTCAAGGCTTTACGCAGTCGTTTGTTATAGCCACGCTTGATTCTTCTGAGTTGTCCTTTACCCCAAATGTGATATTTACGAGTAGGCGATAAAGCGTCATACTCATCGCCTCCTCGAGTCTTGATTCTCTTTATCAAGGTTCACCCCCTATAGCCCTAGTCTGTCTCTCTCTATGATATAAGATTTTACTAGTTCTGAACGAACAATGTCGCTGGCTTGAAACTCAACGAAGTCAAACTCATCCATGTTTCCTATCACCTTCATAAAGTTTCTTAGACCTGACATCTCACGCTTTCTTTCGCTTGTTAGATCATCTTGATTCACGTCACCGCAAAAAATAATCTTACTGTTTTCCCCTATGCGTGTCATCACCGTATGAAGTTCTTGATCAGCCATGTTCTGAACTTCATCAACTAATACCACACAGTCTCGAAACGTAGTGCCACGAAGAAATGACGTAGACGTAAACCTCACAAGGTCTTTCTGTCTCAGTATGTTATAAGCGTCACCTCTATCAAATAGTTCGGCCGCAATCTCAACATACGCAGCTTCATATACTGCTTCTTTTTGTCTCTGGGATCCTGGGAGGAATCCTTGATCCCTTGTCGGGACAGTTGATCGCACTATATAAACTCTCTCATATAGTGATCGTCTATTCATTACCTGCGAGAGAGCGAAGTATAACCCCAGAAACGTTTTACCCGTTCCCGCTATCCCATGTAACATGAGATTGTATCCCTCATCCCAAGAATCAAAAGCTAGTTTTTGGTTCTCAGTCATAGGAGTTATGCCACTCTTTAGATTGAATCTAGATGTTAGTTTCGTTCCTAGTTCTATGATCCCGTCTTGTTTCAAAACTCGTTTTTGTTTTTTAGTCATACGCTTGTTTTGGGCAGGCATTTTATTATCACCTTATCTTGTTTCTATGTTAGATCCCCTATGATGTGACTTGATATTCTTCAAAACATCGTTGAAGTTATTATCTGTTCTTGTAATGCCAAGTCTTACCGAGTCGCCAAAAGACACGACACTAAGGCATTGTTTCATGTTGGGATTTTGTTCTAAGAACGTTTCTCGCTCAGATAGTGTGAGAAGTTTCTCAGTCTCTTCACCTGTATCAACATTTCGAAAAGTGTAAGTCGGCATAAATATATCCTTGTCTTCTCATTACTCTATATTTATATAAAAGTTATTATAGTGCCAATTCTTCATAGATTTCTTTCCAGTTCTGGACCCGAATACCTTCACCCTCATACTCATCGTTATGATCATGAGCCATGAGAAAAGAGTTCAGACCTAACTCAATACCGAGGTCACAGTTTTCTTTCTTATCCTCAATCCAAGCACAGTATGAGTCTTTATACTCAGCAAGCGCTTCGTCTTTGTCAGCACCAGTGTCAAGATACTTGAACTCAACAAACACAGTCTCGCCAAACATAGCCTTGAGTTGCTTAGTCCGCAACTCTTGAGCAGAGTGATCATCACTCAACGAAGTAATCGCATGAAACACAAACCCGTGTTCTTCATGAAGTTTCTTGACATATTTGATAGCGTCAGCGTGAGGTGGTAGTTTACCTATCGAGGCACTTTCATTGAACATCTTGATTAATTTCTTGATGTATTTCTTTGACACGCCGTAAGACTCAGCCATGTCATATTGACCGAAGGACTCTCGCTCGTAACCGTGCTTTCTCATCCACTCATGGAAGGCAAACGCCCAATCGAAGAGAACTCCGTCACAGTCTGTTAGAATCACTTTCTCATTCATCTGTTTCATATCATCTCACTTTCATGTATATTGTAGCATAACTAAACAGTCTTGTCAACCCCTATCGTCAATTTTATTTACAAATTCTTTATAGTTGAACCAGAAGTTTGTTTTTCCTGATGGATACTTACCACCCGTATCAGCGAATGTCACTGACGCAGATACTAGCTTCGTGCCATCGGGCGATAGAAACTCAACAAGAGCGTTGCTTGTTTGACCGTTCCTTTTCATAGATAAGTCAAAGCCCTTGTGTATCTCTATCATAAGTTTCTTGAGTTCTACACTCGCGCGAGATGATATAACACCCATCTTACCTGGTACACCCACCGCTGCGTAGAAGTCATCATCACCATCGAACCCAATCATCTTCAGCATCCGAGCATCTATCTCTGCTTTATTTCGCTTATAGTGTGTATCAAAGATACGACACATCACCTCTATCACGTCACCGTGAGTTGTCTTAGCTACCTTACGAGCCTCAGCCTTGCTCATACCACCCTTGATACCACTACCAATAATTGTCTGAAGATCATAGAGATTGTTCATATCTTCTTGAGAGCCACGAAAGTCTTTCCCAAACTGAATAATAAATTCTAGCGTATCACGAGGCAGACTTGAAGGATCATCATAGAATAGTGTCTTGATAAACGATACGAATGTCGAGTTAGATAGATTGATGTTAGAGGTCTTGTATGCTTTGAGTGAAGCCATTACTCTATCTACAATAGTGGACTTATCATCTTTTGTAATGTTGAGTATGAGGTCAGCTTTAGTCTTACCCTTACCAGAATCACCCGTCATCTCTAAATCGAATACGAGTAGCATAGTGTCTTCGGTGTGTTGAGCAATGTCTAACATTATCTGAGAAGCCATTGCTTTACCAGCCTCGTCCATACGCTGAAGTTCTTTTGCGTCACCACCCAGTCTTTTGATATCAGATATCTTAGATTTATAAGTAGCACCCGTCGAGGATGAGGCTGTGCGTGGGGTAATTCGCAACTTCTTCTGTTCAAGTTGCTGAGAGAGATACCAAGCAGTTGAATATTCTGCTAGGTATCCCATTCTCGATTTCATATCTACAGTATCTTCTTTCACGACAACATAAGGTGTAAGTTTGATCGATACCTTTTTCCCAAAGTTCAGCTTACCTATAGCTTTCTTGAGTAGACTTAGAAACCCCTTGAACATCTTCCTGATGCTAAAGGCTTCGTCTATCTTATATAAATGATCTGTGAACCCTAGCATATCTTACTCCTTCGAGTATTTATAATTTTTATTCCATACTCTCAAAGATATTCAATAGTTCCCTTTTCAACACATTCGCTTTTTCATAAGCCTCTGCTGTCCGAGGGTTGT